ATTGCGGACTGTGCTGCCAAAATCTTTTGTTGCGATGTAAGCGCTTTGTTGCCTTTGTAAATGCCAAGTGTTGTTGCTTCGGCTTTTAGGGTTGCGTCATCAAGTAAAATTCCGTAGCGGCGCAATGGTTCCGATTCGCCGCGCAAGGCCGCCCCAATGGCCATGACGGCTTCCTCGGGGGTGCTGTTGTTGAAAGATGCTAGGTCGGTTGCTAGGGTCACGAAATCGGTTGTAAAGAGCCCTAGGTCTTCGCCTGCTAAACCTGCGGCTTTGCCAAAAGTGCCGAACACGCCAGCGGCGTTTAGCACATCTTGTTTGGATTGTCCTAGGGATACGGCGGCATCGTTGGCAAAATCCTTAACGCTTTTTGATGCGCGCCCGAAGATCACATCAACTTTTGATGCGGATTCTTCAAAGTCTGATGCCGCTTTAATTGCTGGGGCAATGACAGAAGTGAATGTGCCAATGGCGGCGGCGGCTGGAAGAATTGCTTTTTGCAACAGAAACATTGATTTGGAACCTGCACCCTCTAGGGTTGCAAATTCGGCTTTAGCCGCGGCAATGCCTTTCGGGTTAAATTCCGAAATTATGGGGATTCTAATTGCCATCAGTTATCAATTTTCTGTTTGTGTCTGCCATTACATCGTTCACCAAGTCAAGCACAGCCAATTGAATTAGCCTGGCATTGCCTTCGTAGGCTGGCCACATAACGCGCGATGCGTTGCCTTCTCCGCTTTTGATCAAGTTTTGAACAAATGTTGATTCTTTGTTTATGCGGCCTGCCATGTCGTAGATTGATCCCCAACCTGTTTTTTGAACAATAAAGAATGCGCCGACATTGTCGCTTTTGCCTTTGCGTGTGTCAATTTTTGCAACAACGCCTTTGGCAACTAAGCCGCCATCCCAGCCGCCTAAGCGTGTATGCGCTCTTGCCATACCTGACAGGGGCGCGCTTTTAGGAAATGCAACTTTGGCTTGCTGGATCACGGGCTTCACAATGTCTTTGTAGCGCTTTGTGTATTCGCGGCGCAATTTAGGATTGACTTTGTTTAGTTCTTTGAGGGCGGCCTTCACGCCATAAACCTTGATAGATGCCGTGTTCACTTTGTCCGCCTTTCTTTCCCTTGTTCATTAAGCACGCTAATGACTGTAGAAAGATCGCGTGTGTCAAACTCTATTTGCGGTGGCCACCACCCTACTGAAACCAGCAATTCCGCTAGTTGTTTTCGGTAAGTTCCCCGCCCGTAGGGTTTGGGTTTGTCATGTCCACCGTTTCAATTTCCATGTCAGGGTTTGCTTCAAGCCACAATTTTGGTGTTGCTTCCGTTTTGTAGTTTGTGCGCTTCAACATAAAGTGAGCCCAAAAAACCATGTCCATAATTCCGATTCCTCGGCCGTCTGACACTTTGCGGTTTTCTGATTTTTCCCATTCAGCGATGCACAGCAAATTGGTTGTGATCGTGACAGGTTCATCACCTGGCGATGGCGTTATTTTTAATTTTAGTTTCACTTAGGTTCTCCTTGTGTCGGGCCAAGTGATGGCCGTGATTAACTTACGCTTAGCGCTCCGCCTGTAAAGGTCAAATCTACTGTTGAAAGTTCGCCAAGAGCGCCGTTGATTACAGGCATGGACTCCAAGTAACAATTCGCCAAAGTGAAGACCTTGGTCACAGCACCCTCAATGACAGTTGCAACAACTGTTGTTTGTGTGCCAACGATTGATGCCAAAGTTTGGTAGGTCTCACTTGCGGCATATGATTGAAAAAGTGTCATTGTGCATTCATTGTTGTACAAACCGCCCGTGAAGGTTCGGCCTGTATCCGCCAGAGTAGTTTTGTCAAGGCTTTCGCGCAATTGTGTGAACACAATGCCGGTGCATTGATCCACCAACGAAACCGCGTTAACGGTAAGCGCTGATAAATTTGAGAGATAAGTGGAAGTGGCCATGTTGTTACTCCTTAGTTGTTTTCTTGATAGTAGATGATTTTTTGGGTGTTTCGGTGGATTCGGATTCTTCAGCGATAAAGCCGCCATCAATCAATGCCTGAACATTAATCCCAGGGGTTGGCTCAAAATACGCGCCTACTGTTCCGACTTTGTTTGACAGTATTTTTAGTTTCATAATGAACTTGCCTCCATATTTACAATAACTTCATAGCAGGGGTACAGCGCGCCACCTATCTCTATAGAGGTTGGGCGGCCTTCTGTGATGGCAACATTTGCACCCAATAATTGGGCGGTCATATTTAAAAGTTTTCTTTGTGCATCAAGATTGAAAGGGCCTGGAACTATTAGCTGGATTGGAAAAGTCAATTGAATGCGCTTGTTTTTCATCAACGGCGTGGTAAATGTTGGGGCATTAATGAACGCGCAAGCGGCCTGAATGTTTCTTGGATCGGTCACAATCGGGATTGCTGGCGTGATTGTGTTCAGCGTTGTTGCAAGGTCATCTAGCGCTTTGTTTAGTAAATCTGTGTAAGCGGTTGGCATTTAAGCAACCTGGGGGCGCGAAATGCCTAGTAACTGTTGCACGATGGCTGACAATGCCATTGGTGGGGCGCTTCCCATTTCATTGAATGATGCAAAGGTATCTACTGAACCGCGTTGGCGGTAAAGCGCGCCGCCGTACATCACCGTTCCAAGTTTCACATCTTGTGATGGCACTGTTCCCAATGCGTCAAAATAACCGCTTTCCTGTCTGCGTCTAAATGCAAACTGATTACTGGCGGCCGCACAAATTGTTAGAAAGGTTTGATCCGCCGCTGTTGCCGTTGACAAATACAACCAATCTGCTATGTCGTTAGCGGTGATCCAACTGCAAACAGGCGCATAAGTAATTGTGCCGGCTGTAGTAAAGGTGTAAAGAACATCTGTTCCAGTACAAGCAAACAAAACTTGATTCTGCCGTTGCACAAATTCATTGAACATTGGAAACCCACTTTGGGAATCAATGCCAATGAATTCATGCTCGGGCAAATCCAGCACCGTAAAAGTACCGTTGAAGGGAGAACCTAAACTTGCAACTGTTATTGATTGACCAATTGCAATTTCATTATTTTCTAATGTTTGCAAAACGGCGTAATTATCAATTAGCAGTTTGCTTGTAATGTTGTAAGTAGCCATGGCGGTAAAGCCGCCTTTCTACTAAGCGATTGTGATTGCTTGAATGAACTGGCTTCCTGCAACTGCTGTTGGGTTTTGTGCGTCCTGTGCGAAGGTTGCAAAGTAACCGTAGTAGGAGAAGGTGCGAGCCAAAAGGTCAGGCACTTCAACACTGCGCATGCCCTGTTGGGCCTCATACAGTTCTATTGCTGGGCCGTGAACAATCAGCATAGTGTTTGCGGCGGCGTTTCCGTCAACAACAAGTTCCAAACCTAGTGGGTTCATTCCTGACCATGAAGTTGCATTGCCAGCGCCAAGCGTGTTCTGACCGATAAGACCAGGTGCGCCGATTGCTGGAAACAATGGACGCTTGCTGTCATCAAGTTGCGCGCCAAGTTTTGACCAGGTGGTTGGGTCAACAATCATGTGTGTTGGGAACAAGTTTGTTGTGTTGGAAATGTTGACTGCGCAACCGTAAATTGCGTTCATCAATGATGTTGCATCGCCGGCGGTGACAGTCCAGGTGAAACCTGATGCCTGTTTTTGCGACACGATGTAGTCAACTGCAATGTTGTCGGTTTGCTTCAAATACTGACCTGCAAGATCATTCAAAATAATGTTCATTGCGGCAGGATCAGTGAAGTCCATTGTCTGTTGTGCAATCTGAATTGAGCCGGCTACGGTCTGACGGCTGACGGTATTCGCCGCAAGAACCATTGTCTGTGAACTGACTGCTGTTCCCTGTGTGCTTTGCACACCCGATGAAGTTGGTGTTGTAATGCTTGGGCGAGTAAAAGAAATTCCCGAACCCTGTGGCATTGCGCGTGTTCCAAAAGCGTTAACTACTGGACGATATTGCAAGTTAACATTTTGAAAAAGTGGCCCAAGCACCGGCACAGGGAGCAAACCTGGCGTGTCAGTGGTGAGGTCTTGCGACACCGCTTCAATCGCTGACTGATTACGGCGCGCCGCATCATGGAAAGCGGCATTGACTTTGCGGTAGGTGTCTCCGCCAATGTGCATTGCGGCAAGGTATTCGCCTGCCGATGGCATTTTGAATTCGCGTTTTGGTTCTGCAAAAACAACTGGCGATGTTGGGATTGTGGCTTCTACTGGCGTTGATTCTGACATGGTTTTGTTCTCCTGTGGTGAAACTTCTTCTTGAATAATATCTTCTGAAACTTCTTCGTGTGGGATACTCTCGGGTTCGGTGGCCGCGACATCTGTTATGACTGCCCCTGAAAATGCCGGCCGTCCTGTGACCAAACTGAGTTCAATCCAGTCAGCGGCTTCAACAAGCATTGTGCCATCCTTTTGCATCTTAAATTTTGTGGGATTTACACCCACCGACACTGAATCAATAACTTGGTCAAGTGCCAATGTGAGCGCTGTGTCTCCCTGGGGTGTTTTGCTGATTCGTGCTGAAAACATCATGCCTTCAGGTGTGTCCACTCGCTCCGTGACAATGCCAACGGCCTGTTCAGAATCGTGGTTTAAATACAGTTTTGGTGCTTTTCCGTCAACTGGCAAACTTCCAGCTGAAAAGATAACTTTTGTTCCATCGCTTACAGTTGCGGCCACGCCGTAGGGAACGGCCACGCCTGAAACGGTGCGTGATGCTACGCCTTCAACGGCTGATGCATCCAGGGTTAAATCGGTGGAAATAAATTTCAACATAACTAAGTTCTACTCCATTGTTGGGTTTGTTGTTGGCATTTCGTCTTCGTAGTCGGCCATATCTTCCGAACCGTTAACAATCTCCGCTAAGTATTCGTCAACATCAAATTTGACACAAGTTCCGCGCGGCAAGATTGAATTCATTGACATTGTTTGTTCTATTACGGACATGTAAGACCTTGCCGCAAAGACATACAAATCTTGTCTTGCGCCTTGATTTGATTGGTAGGAATATGAACCAACGCTGTTGCCGTTAAGAAAAAACGGGATATTGCACATTCTTGCGGCTTCTTTTGATTGAAATTCTGCGGCTTCGGAAAGCATCATTTTTGATGCGTCAACATCTGTTGGTTGCCATTCTACAAATTGGTTAATGGCCGCAATCTGATTACTGCGGCGAGCCTGTTCAAAAGCCGTTGCCAATTCTGAAAGTTCTTGTCCTGAAAGGGGTTCACCTGATTTTTGAACCAATACGCCAGCCGGCAAGGCTGAACTGGAATTGCGCAAGCGCGCATCTTCTAGCGCTATTGATGTTGCAATAACTTGCGGTGATTGAAAAATGATGCCTTGGTTTGCACCAATGATTTGAACAACATCTTCAGTTGGAATTTGTGCGCCCTGGAAGTAAATCTGATTTGACTTACCGAACGCAAACACTGGGCCTGACATGTCAAGAGTATTGACCATTGCGGCAGGTAAGCGCGTGAATGATGCAGGCATGCCATCTTCCGTCCTGCTACTGCACCACAAAAAAGCCCTGCCAAAAAAGAAAAGATCATCAAAAACCCATGACCAAAAAGTTGCATAAGTTAATTGCGGATCAGGTTGGGCAATCCAAGAACGGGGGGCCAATGGTTCTTCAATCATTTCGCCTTCAAGTTCATTCCAGCGTTTGCGATACATTTTCATTGGCGTATTGCCAACCACTGATGCGATCAAGTCGCGCGCGCGGTTGATTGTTGGAACACGCATTGCGCGGTTGCGCATATCGCCTTGAATGTACGAATAGTATTCGCCAATTGACTGTTCGCCTGATCCGTTGCCTTGAAAAGTACCGCCAGCGGCCGCCGAAATAGACGGTTGATCCTGTGGTGAAATGGCGGCTTTCGTCACCTTTGTTTTGAAAATGGCCATGATTCAGTGTGTCACAATCTTTCTTTTTTTGGTGGCATTGGGTTGCAAACTATCCGATCCCGACAAAAGGTCAGCAACAACCCAACGCCACCCTGAACATTAGCGATTTGAAAACGCAATGATGGGCTTTCCAACAATCGTTGGGCGGCTGGCATGCGCGGCAGTCCAAACCATGCACCGCGCCAAAGATATTTCCCCAGGGCTTCGCGCTGACGATAAAGCAATAGAAGATTCTGCCTTTACAGCAACCGCGCGTTGCACATGTTCGCTTAATTGTTTTGAACCATCGTGAACAAGCATTCCTTCAAAGATCATATTTTTTACGCCAGCGGTGTAACGGACTATTTCGCCGTAGCCAACAACTTCGGTTCGTTGGTCATATTGGGTGGGCCAATGAATTTCAATGCTTGGACTGATCAGGAATTTCACATTTGTTGTGGCAAGTTTTGTTACTTCTTCCAACATTGCCGAATAGGTATCACACACAAAAGCGACAGTAACCGCGACACGCCTATCCGCTAGCTGGACTGACCGCACGCCAAAATATCGTGAATCATCTAATGAAACTTCTATACCTAAATAGCCGCCGTCAGGGAAAGGTTCTTTGTGTTCCAACTGTGGCCACATGCCTGGTGGAATCCAACCTTGATCTGATGCCACCCAAAGATTGCATGACGCACGCAAGAATTGGGCGCGGTTTGGGTTCAAAGATTCACTGCGCAAAGTGTCCATTGTGAGGGTGTAACCCAAGGCAGGGTTTCCCCATGCCCAAGTGCTTTCTAAGTTGACATCCAGCGATGGGTCAGGACTCCATTCTGCCAAATAGAAAGTTGATGTTTTGCCTGTGTCAATTGCACGCAATCCCTGTTCACGCCATCTTTTCATCACGGTGCTTGACTCTGTGCCAGCGGTTGACCACATGGAAAGCAACGGGGAACGCCTGGCGCGTTGCGATGGGATTAATCCGCCGTCAATGGCTTCTTCGGAAATATCCCAAATCTCATCAGCCACAATTAAATCGTTTGAAGTTCCGTGGCCAACATTGGGTTTGGCGGCGCGCACGATCCAGCGCGAACCGTCAGGCATTTGCACAGCGTTGCGGCCGTAAGCCTTTGTTAGTTTTGCCCCAAACTTGATTTCAAGCACATCGCCCAACAAATCAAACAAAGTCACCGCCAAGTCCAGGCGGTTTGCAGTTGTCAACACCATTTGTTTTTTTCCCCGAATTTTGGGCATCTCTGTAAGCCACCATCCAACAAGTGCTGCCAACGCGGTTGACTTTCCAGCCTGGCGCGCCGTGCTAGTAAGCGAAACACGGTTCAATAAATCACCCTGATCATCGTGAGCCAACTGACCATTCAAACAATGCAACTGCCAAGGCATCAAATCAATATCCAAATGCGCTTTCGCCCACACCCCCACCTCTGCCCCGAACGATCCAGCCGCATCATGGGCAGGACTTTCAAGCCTGGGCTGATCCTGACCAGTTACGAACGAACCCGAACGGTTCCGTTCAGATAGAGGAAAGCGAGGG